CTCGCCAAGTGCGATGAATTGATAACATGGCTCGAAACTGACCGCAACGAACACAAACTCTGCGCCATACCGAAAAATCTAAACGACCGACTTTTCAAAGACCAATGGAGTAAGGGAATCCCAACTGTTTTAACAAGCGGTACGCTCTCTGCGGCGGGTGATTTTTCGCACATCAAGCGGACGCTCGGCTTGGAACAACTCGGTTATAAGCTGACGGAAACATCAAAACCGTCGCCGTTCAACTACCGTGAAAACGCCTTACTCTACATAAGCAATCGTGTTCCGTTCCCCAATCAAAAGAATCAAGCGTACGTCACCGCCATCGCCGACGAAGCGGAACGGCTGATAGGCGCTTCGCACGGCCACGCAGCCGTCTTGTTCACAAGTTATAAAGCGATGGACATGGTGTGGGAGCAAATTTCAAAACGAAATCTTCCATACTCAATGTTCTGTCTCGATAAAGGCGGTGTCCGTGAGATTGAGAAATTCAAGCAGAGCAAAAATGGCGTGCTGTTTGCGTCAGGCGCGCTTTGGGAAGGGGTAGATATTCCGGGCGACGCGCTCTCCATGCTCATCATCGTGAAACTTCCGTTCCAAGTGTCGGATGCTGTCGGCGAATACGAGCGTACACTTTACGCGAACATGGGCGAATATAAAAGGAAAGTAGTTGTGCCGGAAATGCTTATCAAGCTGAAACAGGGCTTTGGTCGGCTCATCCGAACGGTCAGCGACACGGGCGTGGCGGCGATACTGGACAGCCGCGCGGTTGTCGGCGGGCGCTATCATGATTGCGCCCTGAACGCTCTGCCGCCGTGCGAAGTTACCGACGACATAGGCAAGGTTGCGCAATATTTCAAAGACAAGAAAACAGATGAATACTTCAAATAAAAAATACACGCCCGCCTTGTTTCAAATTGATACAAGGCGGGCGATTGGAGGCGCGACATGAGTATGAGTACAACCACAGGCATGAATGAACTCGTCGATATTCGTGACATTCAAGTGGACAGCAATCTCCCGCAATCCGAACGAATACACGAATATTACAGGCAGATAAGAAATCCTCATCATTTTAAGTGCGGCAAATTCGTTGTTACGGCGAAGTTCGCGGAAAATGACACAACCATAGAAGATTGTTTACAGTCACTTATTTCCTAACCGCCGCGACGACAAACTGTTCGGCGAAATCGACTTTAATCAAACGCAGGGGCTATAATCAATCTCGGAATAAGGATAGCAACACCTCGCGCCCCTTGTGTTTACCCGAAAAATAATTTTCAAGAGGTGCGTTATGGAAAAACAAGAAACATTCAAGGCGGTAGTCTACATAAGGCTGTCAAACGCCGACGATAAGCCGGGCGAAAGTGACAGCGTGGCCAATCAGCGCAAGCTCATAGAGGAATATCTCAAAAACCATCCAGAAATAATGTCGGTTGGTGAGTTCGTTGACGACGGGGTATCGGGAATCGTTTTTGACCGCCCATCGTTCAACGCGATGATGGCGTTTATTCAAGACGGAGGCGCGAATTGTGTAATCACAAAAGATTTATCCCGCCTTGGCCGTGACAGAATTGAAATGGGACGCTATCTGCGCCGCATCTTCCCCGCGTTCGGTGTCCGTTTCATTGCTGTAAATGATAATGTCGATACGCTGAACGACAGCACAGACGGGCTTTTCGTGTCCGTGAAATCTATTCTGAACGACGAATACTGCCGTGACATTTCAATCAAGACCCGAAGCGCGTTAGACGTGAAACGCGCTAACGGCGACTATACAGGAGCTTGCCCTGTCTACGGTTATAAGAAAGATGATAATGACCGCAACCAACTCGTTATCGACGATTACGCCGCCGAGGTCGTCCGCGACATCTTCCGCATGAAAACAGAAGGGTACAGCTCGGCTCGTATCGCGGTTGTTCTGAACGAGCGCGGTGTATTGTCGCCTTTGGAATACAAAAAAGACCGTGGGCTTCCGCACCCGAAAGGCGGTTACGCGGACAGGAACGGCGCGAAATGGTGCGCCACGACTGTAATCCGCATACTCGGCGACGAAACATACACAGGCACATTGATTCAAGGCAAATCCGGCACACCGACATATAAGCTGAGAGAATTGGTTCAAAAGCCGGAAGAAGAATGGCATAGGTGTGAAAACGCGCACGAACCCATCATCCTGCGCCACAATTTTGACCTCGTGCGGAAAATAATGCGGTTAGACACCCGCACCGCGCCGAAGGGCAACAAGGTATATCTTTTCTCCGGCATACTCGTGTGCGGTTGCTGCGGAAACCGCATGACTAGAAAAACCGTGCCTTACAAAGGTGAAAAGTATTATTACTATTGGTGTCCGACCGGGAAAAAGAACGGGTGCAGAGAATCCGTCATGGTAAAAGAAAACGACTTGGTTGACTGCGTTCTCGAAAATATCAAGGCCCATATCTCCAACATCGCGTCGCTCGAAACGCTCATCGCCGGACTTGACGCAACGCGCATAGCGCGCGAGATTGCCGACAGACTCGCCGGACAGATTACCGAAAACGAGCGCAGGCTTGATAAAATCAGAGAATACAAATCAAGCCTGTACGAGAACATGATAAACGGAAATCTTACCAAAGACGAGTTTAAAGCGCTCAAAGCGAAATACGCGGCGGACAGCGAAAAACTTCTTGCTGCAAACGCGGGTCTGCGGAACGAAATAGAATCCGTGCTTTCGTGCAAACACGAGCGCATGGCGTGGACGGGGCATTTCACCAAATTTCAGAATCTTGATACCATCGACCGAAAAATGGTGGTGCATTTAATCCACAGCATCCGTGTACTCGGCAAGTCTGAAATTGAAATCAACTTCAATTATCAGCTTGAATATGATAACGCCGTTGAGTTTTTCGCAAAGGAGGATGCGTAAGTGGCTAGGAAAAGCAGAAAAAACGCAGAACCCGCGCCGGCACAGGAAGTTCAAAAGCCTGTGTACTATGCGGGCGCATATATCCGCTTGTCGGTTGTTGACAAGAAGAATAAAGGCGATTCCTTAGAAAATCAGCAGGCGATTATAACCTCATTTATCGCCGGACAAGACAACATCGAACTGCGTGAGTGCTACGTTGACAACGGACACAGCGACCAAAACTTCGAGCGCCCGGCGTTTCTCCGCATGATTGCCGATATGGAGAACGGGAAAATAAACTGTTGCATAACAAAAGATTTATCAAGGCTCGGACGAAACGCCATAGATTCGGGATATTATATTGAACGATTCTTCCCGTCGATGGGCGTGCGTTTTATCGCCGTCACGGACGACTACGATTCCGCGGACGGACAGAGCGGCGGCATCATACTCAGTCTGAAAAACATGATAAACGAAGCCTACGCTTTAGACACGAGCCGAAAAATAAAGGCGACTATTCAGATGAATGTCCGAAAGGGAAATTTTATGGGAGGTTCCGCCCCTTACGGTTACTTGAAAAGCGGCGATGATTGCCACAAGTTTGTTATTGATGAGTATGCCGCGCCCGTTGTTCGGCAAATTTTTGAGATGGCAGCCGAAGGCAAACCGCATAAGGCGATACTTGATTGGCTTAACGCGAGCGGATATTTGCCGCCGAAGCGTTACTTTTATTCATTGGGTTTGGCTACCGAAAAAGAAGTCGGCGTAGGCAAACTGTGGTGGGGACATGGAGCCATCAGCGGTATTTTACGGAACAGAATGTACTGCGGCGACATGGTTCAAGGCAAACACAAGAATGTCAGCAACATAAACAAGCGAGTGCCGAAGTTGGAATGGGTCATCGTCGAGAACACGCATCCTGAGATTGTCAGCCGAGAGTTATTTGACGCGGTGCAAAAAAGCCTTTTAACACCGGACCCAACAAAAGAGCCGTATTACAAAAGGCCCAAGACTGAAAACGTCTTTGCTCACAAAGTATACTGCGGTCACTGTGGGTACGCAATGAACCGCAAGCGCGGCGGAGAAAAGTTCTACGGATTCAAATGTAACACGAGGACGCTATACACCCCAAAGGCTTGTCCGGGTATGCACATGACTGAAACCGCGCTGAAATCCGAAATGCTGAAACTGCTGCGTAAGTATGAACCTAAAATGGAAAAGGCGTTGTCGCCGTCAACGGGCATGAATGCAGACGCTGATAATTAAAAAAATGAATTG